AGCTTTCCATTTAGCTTGATTCTTGCCCCATGTAGTTACCTCAGTAATGTACTGTTTGGTAATACGCTTCTTTTTCTTGGGTTCAGTTGTTTCTTTCTTGGGCTTTACTTCCAATAGTTGTTCTGTGATATTACCATTCTTATCGATAGCCTTTATATAGAAGTCAGGGAAATACCTATGGTACCTATTATCCAGTGGTGATATATATGGTATTGCTATTTCCTCAGATGACCACTGAATAATCGATTTGTTCTCATCCAAATATACCATTAGCTTTCGTTCCCATAAAGAACGGTATATTATTCCCGTTGGGTCGCCTTTATATTTTTCCGGGTGCTTTGGGCTATATCTGCCCTTGTAAGTTTTCATATAAATATATAGAAAACAATTCCAGGGACAATTCAATGTCAATTTTAGACGATCTACAGAACGCATTCGAAGGTATCACAGGGGCGCCTCAGAATATTGTTTCTGTTCTTGATAATTCGATTACAAGAGCTGGTGACTTATTATTTGGTTATAATGTTAATGATGATACCCTGGGTCAGTCCGAATACGATTTTAGATATCGTGTATTTCCATCTGATTTGGCCAATGATTATATTGGTCATTATATAGTGATAAACATAAACGTGCCTGTATTTGCTCGTACCGGTTCAGCCAGATCAGCGTATGGTGGCGCTCAATTTGGTCAAAATATAATGCAGAATGAGTATTCGAAGGTGGACACATTGCGTTTTGGTAATGCTGTTAATGTAGGCGGTACCAGTCCAGTAACAGGATATGGAGCTTTACAAAGAGAACCATTGTCTATCCCGAGATATACTCGCCGCATTAAAGAATCCATCGCACTATTCATGCCCAATCCAGTAATATTTAATACAACAAATGAATACCAGGAAATCAGTTTGACTGGTATGGCCGGCGGGCTATTATCTAGTGCTGCTGGTATTGCTGGTGAATTTGTCGGTGGTCGTGCTGGTGGTAGACGCGGAGCCGAAAGCGGAGGCTCTCTCGGTTCATTGGTTAGTTCCACTTTAAATGGCTTAGGTAATATATCCAGCATGTTAGGTTATCCAATTAATCCGCGCGTTGAGGTATTATTTTCTAAAACTAATTTGCGCCAGTTTGTTCTCGAATTTTTAATGGCACCTAGAAACGAGCAAGAGTCCGAGAATATGAAAGCGATTATTCGCACTCTCAGATATCACGCAGCACCCGAGCTTGATTCGACCACAGCTGGGTTTACATGGATTCCACCTGCTGAATTTGATATTACCTTCTTTGATAAGGGTGTAGAAAATACCAATATTCCAAGAATTAATACCTGCGTACTGGATCGTATTGAGGTAGACTATGCACCAACGGGTGTTTATTCTACATTCTCTAACGGGCATCCAGTAGCAGCAAGACTAAGCTTAGGCATGAGAGAAATTGAAGTTGTCCACAAGCGCCGCGTTCTCCAAGGATTCTAAGAATGAGCAGTTTTTTTGATAAATTTCCAATAATTCGCTATAATATATCAGGTGTTAAGTATTCAAGTTTCCAAACAATTAGGAACCTTTTGTTCCGTACCTCTGTTATTCGTGAAGCTCTAAGCAACTCTTCATCATATATACGCTATATTATACGTGATGGCGATACACCAGAAATACTTGCGGCAAAGATATATGGTGATCCACAGGCTCACTGGATGATATTATATGCCAATGATATGATAGACGCTCAATATGACTGGCCGCTGACTTCAACTGTCTTTCCAAAATATATTGCAGATAAGTATCGTAGTATGGCAAAAGAAGACTTAGGCCTTGAAAGAACACCAGAAGATTATGAGGTAATCGCATGGACTCAAGATTTAACAAATGATGCCTCTGTTCACCATTATGAGAAGGTGGTAATACGAGAAAATCAATCAGCTCAGGTAACCACTGAAAACCGATTTAAAATTAATAAAACAAGATTAACCGATGATGCGCTTGATGTGCCACATGATTATTATGAAGGTCCGGGTAGTATAGCGGCTATACAAGATGTTACTCCAACCAATCTAACAATAGATGGACAGACAATAATTGAGACAGTATACGGTAATAAGGTTACCTATTATGATTATGAGAATGAATTAAACGAGGCCAAACGTACCATTCGAATAATCAAGAAAGAATACTACACTCAAATGAATACTGAGTTTGGTATTCTTACAAATAAAAATACACCAATATTCATGAGACGAGTTGTATAAAGCATGGTAAATATTAATACTCCAACACTGGGTGAATCAAAGGTCGAGTTTACGGTAGGTTTTGGTGGTGTAAACGAGAATAATATCAGAGAAATCACTATCCGTGAAATTACACTGGGAGAAAGTCTATTAACTCCTGGTCTCCAAACATCAATATTAGTAGACAGCTTTCTCCATGCATCACCGGATGGTAATGGTGTAGTTGGACCACCAAAGAATTTTGATGATTTCAAGAATAAAATAATGGATATTCGAATTGAGAGAGAAATTCTCAAGGACTTTGGTATGGAATCAACCATGGATATATCTCAAAGAATATACCGTATAGATAAGCGCGACCAACGTCCTGATTCAAGTGGAGTTAAGTCATTAAATAATAATAACGAACAATTCCGTATTCATGCCTGCGATGATAGCTTATTAAATGATGCCAGAAGCTTGGTATCACAGTCATGGAAATGCACCGCTCCATCTGATATTGTGTCGCAAATATTACAAGGTTGCGCTGGTGTCCAAAGCTTAGATGTGGAATCTTGCACACCAATGCGCGATTATATCGCTGAGAATATTCACCCGTTTCAGGTGGTAACACAGCAAGCCAATGCTGCTCTGGCTAATGGTAATGACCCATCGTTTGTTCATTATATGACCTATGAGAACCTTGGCACACACCACTTCAGATCAATTTATTCGCTTACCAAAGAAGCACCAGCTATTAATGAGCCATTTGTATTTTCTGAGACAGGTTCTGTTGCTGGCTATGGTAATCCACTTAGTATAATGACATATAATTTCCCATGTGATTTTGATTTATTATCAGATATTCTAAATGGTATTGATGTGGATGGCAGCTTTATTAGTTCAATGATAAGCTCTAACCCGATGGCAGGCACTCACAGTTTGTTTGGTAATCAAGCTGCTGGGTGTGGATTAGGCGGTGGTAATATGAATTTAGGTAAGTCTAATTTTAATACCGAACAAGACCAAGATCAGTGCGCCTCTGAAATTGAGAAATACCTATTAAAAAGACAGGCCAGAATGTCATTATTAGAGCAAGACAAAATAGCTCTATCTCTTACAGTACCATGGAATCCAATGCTACATGCAGGCAAAATGATTGACGTTGAATTCCCTAGAAAAGGCGTCGAGGGTTCTGCAGGTCGTGAAGATAAATTATTATATGGTTCTGGCAGATATTTAATCGTTAATTTAAAACATTCACTTAAAAGCGGTGGTTTTTCTACCACTACAATGGAATGTGTAGCACAGACAGCAGGACAGGGAATAGTATAATATGAGTAGACCAAGAGATCCGACACAAGAAAACAATATGCTGGTTGGTATTGTTATCGGTGGCCATGAGGGAGATCCAGCGCCAAATCAAAATGGTGTAAGAATATTTTGCCCACAAGTACATGGCAATCTTGTAAATAAGGAAGACTGTGGTTTTTCACCTATGATTATGCCATCAAGTCAAGGCGGTGCTACATCATTTAATGGTTGCCCAGATCCTGGTCAGGCTATGCTTTGTATGAAGAGTGGTCCGCCCGGCGATTCTTCATTAATTGTTCTTGGTTCAATACCAACAAATAGACAAGATGGTGGGCAACCAGGTAATAAAAATTTAAATACCTTTTTAAAAGCTTTGGTTGAGGCTTTTTCTACCGAATTAAATATCAATACTCCACCTAATGTAAAAGAGACCATGTCTGGCGGTACTCGAATCCGTCAAATACAGGAAAAAGGTCAAAAGCATAAGCACGACCTACTAAAAGGTATGCAATCTCACGGAGCATCGTATAATCTAGCTGGTATGCCATTAAAGCAAATAACTGGCGTTTCGTCAGCTACTCAATCTTTCAGTAATATTTTAACTGGTTCTATGCTTTCTGCTTTGCCTGGTACTAATTTCTCGGTAAGTAATATTTTAACATCGCTTACCTCTTCAGCTCTTGATGAATTATTATCTTCATTGAAGCCCGAACTTGCTCAGGGTATGCAGAATATGTTTAGTTTAATGCAGTCGGTAGAGGTATCAGAAAGTGGTGGATTTTCTACAGCAGGTAAAGTAGATTCAACTACATACTTGACTAATGCTGTTACTTTATTAAAAGGTAATCAGTCTCTTGGGGAAATGATTAGTAATATTCAACGTCTACAGTCTGAT